ACCAGAGCATCCCCGCGACGGGGTTCGACGGGGCGGAGGTCCCGCTGAAGCTGCTCTTCAGGCAGGCGAAATTGTTCTCGATGTTGCCGAGATCCGTCTGCCCGACATGGCTGGCGTCAAAGCAATCCAGGGGCTTGCGGTTCCCGCGGGCCAGCTCGCGTATGGCGCGATTCAGGGCCGTCTCGTCCAAACCCGGATCCTGCACCCTTGCCATCATATTGACGCGGATGACCTCCTCGAGGCGCTCAATGCGCTCACGAAGCTCATCGAGAGTGGCCGGGGACGGGGAGGCGCCGTCCACGGCCTGTGAAACACGAGGCTCCCGATGCGATCCGGATTTCATTTCTTCACCGCCCCTTCCACGCGCCGGAGAAACACCGCCACCTGGCGGATCAGCTCCCAGGCCTCGCGATTGATCCGGTCGTGCTCCTGCCAGGTGATCTTCCCGTCCTGCAGGGCCTTTGACGCCTCAGAGGCCAGATCACCGAACTCCTGGATGGTCTTCAGCAACTCGGCGGAGACGGATGTGACACTGGTTTCGATGGCCGGGACGGGAATGACGATCTGGCCGAAGCGCTCGGCCAAGTAATAAATGGGGGCGAGGGCGTCTTCCGGCTTCACGCCCAGGGAGAGGGCCGTCTCGATGATGGTCTCGATGCGGTCCAGGGGATTGTAGGCTCCCGAGTCCGTGAAATCGGTGGAGGGCTCCTGCCACTTGTGAACGAGAGAGGTTGAGACGTGGAGCCGCCTGGCATGCTCGACAGTCTGACGGCTGATGGCCCGGTTCAGCGCTTCGTAGGATTTCACAGTTTACAACCTCCGGCGCAGGGCATAATGGCAAACAAAAAATCGATGGGTTAACCGGTCGACAATCCTCTTGCTTTCTTTATGAGGCTGGTTTATGCATTACCTGTTTGTCCCTGTAGTTTTCGAATACCTCTCTGGGGTCCTTCCCCAGTTTCCGGCTGATAATCTCCATCAGGCGGGCGGAGCCCAACTTCCCCCTGATGACCTTGGAAATGGAAACGTCCGAGACGCCGGCCTCCTCGGCGATCTGCGATTGCAGGATGTTTCTCTTCCTGAGCTCATACTGGATGTCGATGGGGTCCATATTTGCTGCTCCTCGGGTTGGGTATGAAAATCTATTTGATTGTCATCAAGACGACCCCCAGCGAATGGAACGAACACAAAGAATCGCTGGAAGGGGCGCTTGCCAGTGTCTGGGTTAAAACCGTTTCGGCGGAGAGCGCTCTTTTTTAGTGGACCATGCAGACCGTTTCGGGATTTCAGCTGTATTTGATGCATGGGTGCGGAAACCGTCATGATCTGCTTCAATTGATGTCGATGGGGTCCATATGATTTTTTCATCCGAGAAGCTTCCTGATGGAGAAACCGGGCTCGTTGAATTCCGCTACAGCACGTATCCCTCTGTGGGAGACAAATTGACCGTCACGACTCTCCCCGGGAAAAAGGTCCTGACGTTTCGATATATAGAGCGCCGCTTCGATTTCTCCGGAGGGGAAGAATCCGTTTTTCTGCTCTTCGATGCTTGCTAATAAGCCGACTGCGGAGATATTTCAGCAGGCACTTTTTGCAATCGGGGCATGCAGGCTTCATGGATCCTCCCGTTTCCGGCTATGGGGCCATTGAACTTGAAAGAGACTTTGCTATCTCAGGCAGATGTCGACGGGCGACCCTCTCGAAATCGCTGAAGGGAACGCAGTTGATCGTATGTATAATTTTCATCGGCTTCTCTCTGCAGGAACAACAAGGAGAAGGTTGTCCGGACCTCTGGGGCTGCTTCGATGTCAAATAGGTCTTCGCCTCCGCTTTCCCGCAAGCATATCGGCCGGAGCGAACCTCACGTGCGTCTGCGGGGCGGTTTTTTCTTTTTCCGACGATTGGCTCCGATCCGTTCAGCGGAGCCTCGACGATCTGAAGCGAACGATGAATCGCATCAACAAGTAAGGCGCAGGCACGCTCGTTGGCGCTGCGCGTGGAGTTGATGGTCTCGATCGCATCATCGATGGTCTTTTTAAACGCCGGATCTATGCGAACCGTCAGTTTGATGTGCTGGGATGCCATGTGAGTGTCCTTCAGCGTTACGGTCCAGGGGGTTTTTGATAACTTTTACCGCTGCACGTGGTAAGGATTAAACTGAATCCTGTATTTTGTCAAGTAAAAATTTACGTAATGGTAGATTTTTTAGAAATCATCAGCAGAATCAAATACTTGACGGGAAAGAAGCGTGATAAGGAACTGGCCGATTTATTTAATATTTCTCCTGCTGATTTTTTGAACAGGAAAAAACGTGGTACATTGCTGCCATTGATCATTGAATGGGGAATACTCGAATCAGTAAATCTCGACTGGCTTCTCACCGGCCAGGGCCCGATGCGGCGCGGGCGGGAGGCTCCGGCGGCAGGAGAGCCGGTCCAACCCTATACAACCACGAACGAGAAGCACGCCGAGATTTTCGCCCTGGTCCGGGAGATCCTGGAATCCGGCGACGACCTGATCATCCGGTCTTTTCACGAGAGGCTGAAGGACTACCGGATCGCCCTGCGGCGCAACGACGAGACGAGATCGCTCAAGCAGCAGCTGGGAAGTCTCGAAAGAAAGTTCAAGGCATTGGAGCAGCGGATCGGCCCCCCTATGGAAGCCGGTGCGTCGGCGGATGCGGAGGCGGAAGCCGTCGGCGCGGCAGACGCAGGTTCAGAAAAGAAGGCAATTTAATACATCTTGTGGAGGACTAAAATGGAATGGATCGTTCTCTGGCTCTTCTGCGGTATTGTCTCGTCACTGATCGCCAGCAGCCGCGGGCGCAGCGGTTTTGCCTGGCTGCTGCTCGGGGCGATCTTTGGACCCTTTTCCTTCGCCGTCGCCCTCCTGCCGAAGATCGAGCCGCCGCCGGAGGAACAGGGCCTCGTGAAATGCCCCTTCTGCGCCGAATTGATCAAAGCCGAGGCCGTGAAATGCAAACACTGCGGCTCGGAGATCACCAAACAGGCATAAATGGGCGCAGGAATTACGGCATATAAATTGCTTATTCGGTTGCATTATAAAAATTTATTGACAATGCGCTCCGAATGGTTTAGTGCGCAGGGCTGCCGATATCGTCGATCGGAACCTGAAGGCGGTCCGGCGTGACTACAAGAAATCCAGTAAAAACAATGGCTTAAAAGCTGAATGACTACGGTCCAGTAACGCAACTATTTATTATTATTGAATAATATCATAACTGGAGCTGAGACTGAAAATCCGAGTGTCGGCGGTTCGACTCCGCCCTGACCCACCAGGAAAATCAAGGGGTTGGATGTAAAATCCAGCCCCTTTTTTTATCGGTAGGTGTCCACATTGTGACTACATTTGCTTCGGCGGATTAGGGTTACTATTGACACGCAAGAGCGGGATGGTTTAGTTGAAGTATCTCGCCCTTGAGAAGGATCTCACTGTTACGGAGCTCTTGCTCGAGGCGATCCAGGACCTTTTCAAGAAGTACGAGAATAAGACGAAATCACGCACATCCTTACCCTTATCTTCCCCGCAAAGATAAAATGCGCTTGACATTAATTTAGTTAACTTATAAGTTAAGTATGAATTTAAAAGAGCTCCTGCCTGGTAAATGTTGGACTATATGTGGCGTCCAGTCCGGTCGGGATTGCCAAGTTTTGACGTTTATCTATTCACTACCCGAAAAAGATCAAAAACAGACTCTTGCTCTTTTAAAGTTCAGGGCAGACACAGCAATTATTCATAATAAAGAGAAGTTTAAGAAAGTTGCAGGAAGTGAAAAGAGCACAGATTTTGCTTCAAGAATATAAAGCAAAAGCCGATAAGTTAACCTAAAGGTTAAAGGCCATGCCGGAAAGATTGTTTAAAAATCTTCTTCAAAAATACGAGAATACGGTCGATTTCAAGTTAGAGGTCTTAATTAACGAGCTCACCGAGAAGTTATGCATCCGGATGAAAGAAAACGGAATCACGCGCTCTGAGCTTGCGGAGAAAATTAACGTGACACCCGCGGCCGTGACGAAAATCCTCCGGGGCAATAATAATTTCACGCTTCGAACACTTCTCATTCTGTCGGATGCAGTCGACGCAAGAATGATGATTGATATACTTCCAAAGAAGGAAAGCTCCGTGAAAGTGCAGACCTTCAGATATCCTCAGCCGACTGCGTTTCATGGTTCAAGCGCACTCCCAGCAGATGAAAGCATATTCACACCAACCGAAACCGAGAAATACAGACCGACATCCGTGAACTCCTAAGAGAAGGTAGACAATATGAAGATAAGCAAGGCATTGAAGGATTCCTTTATCGAAGAAATGGATTTTGTTATTTCCAAATGGAGCTATTCTGTCGGGGGAGAGGGTTATATGAATAAAGGGGGATTTTCCTGGAAAAGGCTTGTCGGAATCTCGCACGCAAAGAGCCAGATCTCGAGAACGATCGGAATCCCGCTCACCAAGAGCGGGCGGCAACGCAAGATCGGAAAGATCGTCACCGGCGGCGGCTGCCTTGTAACGATGACAGCAATGGCAGTTGCGGTCGCCGGTTCGATTTTTGTCCTGGCGTTCTTTTTCTTCTATTGAGCGGACCGTACTGCACCCGCGCCGAAATCCACGCTGTAAATCTCTCCTGCTTTGTTTCTGAGGGTCATGCGGGTGAACTCCGCACCGTCCATGCCGATGATCGTGTTGAGGGCCGTCTCCCCCACGAAGATTTCCCGATCGTTTATTTTGAGGATGTCATCACCGGGGGCAATCCCGTTGCGGCCGGCATGAGAATCCCTCGAAACGCGCTTGACATAGGCTCTGGTCAGCGCCGATCTCTTCGTTGGAGTTTGATGCATGGGATCCACGTCGTCCACCCACCCATACTCGAACTCCGGCATGAACCCGTATTGAGTCATGCAGTTCACTTTTTTCATCTCGAGGACGTCCGAAGCCGTAGAGCTTGCCAGAATGGCAGTCGCCGGAACGCATCCCGAGAGTGCTAGGAACAGAACCGCAAGAGCCAATAACCCTTTCATTCCCTTCCCTCCGTGTTGTCGTTGATAAAATCCTTAGGCGAATGTTCGGATAATGTCAACCCTCGCAAAAGGAAGGGGCCGGGAGGCGGTGGGATCAGGCCGCCGTCCCGGCCAGGGGAGATGTGCAATCCTCACTGAAGCCCGTCGGCGCCGATCGAGGCGCTGCGGTGCGAAATTGAGATCCGCGCCGATCGCAGGCTGCCCGTCATGCCCGGTTTCTTCATCGTACTGAAAGAGATCCGCAGGAGCTTGTACTCCTCGGTGGGGGTGTAGATGAGCGATGCGTCCTGCCCCGTGAGCACGTAGGCCCCGGGGCCTGCCGGAAGCACCCGGAGGTGCCGCAGCGACGCGGCCAGGCCCGTCAGTGCGAATGCGCCGACGCCGGCGCTCACCCGCATGCCGCGATGGAGACCCGCGGAGGATCCGGACAGGATATAGGCCGACCCCTCGGCCGCGAGCCTGCGCGAGGCCATGAGAGCTGCCGGGGCGCCGGCCTGGGCGAAGCCGCCGCTTTCGGCCCTGACCGCGTAGCCGCGGCGAAAGGCGACATTCTGGCCGGCGAGCACGAAAGCCCCGGATCCAGCCACCAGGCCCGTCCCTTTGCGCAGGGCCGCATCCGCGCCGCCGAGGGAGAACGATCCCGGGGCGGCCGCCAGACGGCGGTTGCAGTTTAGGCTTGCCGGCGCGCCGGACTGGCTAAATGATCCGGGCTCTGCGGACAGACCATAGGTTCGCCTGAATCCTGCGTCGGTTCCGGCAAGGGCGAAGGCTCCGCTTTCCGCCTGGAGGCGGAGACCCTTGTGAAACGCCACGTCGGCCCCGGAGAGGGCAAACGCCCCGGCCTCCGCACTGACCCTCCCGTCGCGTCTCAGGCCCGCCTGCGTTCCGCCCAGCGCGAAGGAACCGCTTTCCGCAGTCAGGCGGTAAGCCCGCTTCAGGGCTGCGGCGGTACCGGCGAGAGCAAACGACCCGGCATCTGCGGATACTCTGTAGCCCTTCTCCAGGTTCGCGACGGATCCGGACAGGGCAAAGCTGCCGCTTGCGGCGCTGAGGCGATAGCCCTTATTGACACCGGCCGCCGTCCCCGTGAGGGTGAACGTGCCGGCGTCGGCCGTCAGAACGTAGTTGTTCGCGGCAACCTTCGACGGCAGCCGTGGGCGCGGGCCCTGCAGGGCATAGTCGAAGGGCCGGCGGAATACGTGCGCCATTTACCCGCCGATCTCCTCGAAGGTGATGGTGCCGGACATGGTGATCGCGTCGGCCGGGGCAACCGGCAGCTCGACGCAGGCTCTGCGGCTGGGTGACAGCACGGGCCGCGTCTCCGGGGTCCAGATCTTGTCGAAGGGCCCTCGGATGTTCCAGTCCCACGAATAATGAGTGACGATCGTGCCCCCCGAGGCCTGCGTGGTGTTGTTGGCCTCGCAAGTGCCGCCGAAGGCCGCGTCGCCCAGCTCCTTCGGCACGGGAGTGACCGTAGTCCCGCCGGAACCGCTCGTGGTCTGCCCGGACGTGAGCTGAATGTTGAGAATTTCCTCTGCCGCATCCCCGACGTCAGACCGCTGAGAAATGTGCAGGTCATGAATAACCACGATGGCGTCAGAAGGCGCTACCAGTTCAAACAGGTCTTGGATGGCCGTGACGGCCACGTCCGTGAACTGGGCCGTGTAGATTCTTCCCATGATAACCTCCATTTATCGGACTATGATGTGTTGCGTTGCCCTCGTCCGGGACAGCATCCACGGGGGGATGCCCCCGACCGTAATCACTTCATCCGCCCCGATGTCCCACTGCGCGCCGGAACCTCCCCTGTCCTGACCGTCAATGTCGGTTTGGAAGGGGTAGACCGAGTCGTTGTAGAGATTAGTTCCGTTATTCCTTGCTTCTGTGTCGGACGATGACAGATGATAATTACCGCTTCCGACAAATGTCACAGTCTTTGAGCGGTAGGCGGCATTGGGGGATGTAGTGTCGGACGATATATTAGACCCCGATGCATCAGGATTATTAATATAGTTTCCCTCACTTGAGGTGCCCTGTGCGATATTATTGTATAACCTGACATTTGCGCCACTATATGAGTAGTTTACAACACAACTTGACGAGCAGTTTACAAACGTGTTGTTGTAGATGCATATATTAACAGCTACTTCGGAGTAAGTTATATAGATGCCATACTCCCAGCCATAGACGATGTTATTGATAACATAAGAGTTGAGTCTGTCAATGTTAGTAATCCCGCAATGGCTTGATGATCCACCTCCACCTGACAGTCGGAGTATGTTGTGCGATATGAGCAAGTACGAGGAGGTCGATTGGGCGGACGAATCTGCTACGATCCCATTCGCTTGATCCGCCGCAGTATTGTCAATCTGTAATCCTATGATCCTTACATATTGTTCTGCAATGCGTAGTGTCCCTTGGCCCCATGATGCAGATGATACAATTCTATATTTGTTGCCCGTCTGCCATGTTCCGTTGTGCCGATAGGATTCAGATGGATCGGTCCATATCTTGATGTATTGTGTAGATGATGTCGTCCAGCCGTCAATTGTTACGTTAGTCGTATCCGCAGTACCGCCCGTGCAGCGGCATTTTGCGACTGCGATTTCGTCCCGTGCACCGGTCAGGTCACCCTGTTCGCCCGCTTCCCAAGCCGACAGGCTGGTATAGTTGGTGCCTGACCCGTTGTCCGGGTCTACAATTTTGATGACTTCAGTTGCCATTTAGAGGCTTGCCGTCTCGCCTGTCTTGGTTTTGAGATTACGCAGGTAGCTCCTGACCTGCGTCCATGTATAATCGTACTTGTCTGCGTAATCACCGACTTTGATGATCAACTCGCCGTTGTCCCGCAGTTTCCGCAAGGCCGCAGTAGGCATGTCATCGAGGCGGAATTTCCACAGGCGACGGCGGAAGACCTGGTAACGGCCATCTGCATCTGCCGTGTCCTCGCGTTCCGGCTCGATATATTTCTTCACCTTTTCTACGGGCACTCCGGGAAGCTTGAGAACGACGAATTTCGGCGGTCGCTCATCAAGCCCCCATGTGTGCGTATCCGGCATGACGACTACGGGCATCCCGCGCTTGTAGCACCCGCGCCGATCTTTTACTGGATCTGCGTGGGTTGCGTCGATTGCCTTGACTAATATCTGCGCCATGATCCTACCGTCTCAACCTGTAAGTACACGTTACGGTGCAAGTTGCAGTCCACCGGGAACATAGGTAAACATCTAGATGGACTCCGAGCTGGTCTCGGGACGGACGTACTCGCCCTTCGTCAGCGTCCCCGCGACCACCTTTCCGCCCGATTTCTCGGTCGTGGCCCACGTCTTCGCCTTCGCGTAGGCGGCATCCCGGTCTTCCGCCGTGGAAAACTCCAACTGCATCGTCATCGTGTAGCGTGTGATCGCCATAGGCGCCTCCCTGGTGTTAGCTCAGCGTCAGCAGGCTGGCCCCGAAGTCCACGGTGAAGGTCTCGCCGTCCAGGACCGTGATGGAGCTGCCGTAGTCGTACCAGCCCACGAGCGGGTCCGCCGGCGAGGTCGGCGTGTCGTTGTAGATGACGGCGTACCGGAACGGCCCGAAGGAACCGCCCGAGGCCGTGAAGACCACGTCCTGCGCCGTCACGGCCAGCGTGCCGCCGGTCTCCGAGCAGTCGTTCTGGATATCCGCGCCGCCCGCCGGGTAGCCGTTCTGTGCCGTGATTTCCACCATGTCCGCCTTGACCGTGTCCGTGGCCTGCGGCGCCTCGTTGGTCAGAAACACCTTGAGGGTGTGCCCGGCGGCGTGGAGCTGGTGTACGCCCTTGGCCAACTGCTCGACGAAATCCTGGAATTTGTTGAATGTAGCCATCTGAAAAACCTCCTTTGCACAGGTTGATTATGCCCCGTAGAACTGTACCACGAGGAACGCGATGCTGAGCATAGTCGTAGCCGGAGCCGCAGAATAAGCCTCAATGGTCACGCTCCTCATCGCCCCGGCCTGTCCTGATATGTCTAGCGCGGAGCTACTGACATTGGCAAAGCTCATCCCCACCGCCGATACGACAGCACCCGTTGTTCCGTTCACGTTGAGGCGCAAATAGACGGTCTGCGAACCTGAGCCACCTCTGATCCTCCCGGCAAGGATGACGTATTTTACCCCATCAGGGATATACAGGTAACATTGCCAGACTGTCTGATATGATTGCGTTAGCCCTTGAACATCGATATACGACGGAGAACCTGCCGTGATGGTAGTCGACGGCACGAAGACGATTGGATTCGATACCCCTGCCCCAAGTTTTGACGGCGAGATGGCGTTGTTCTGAATCTTCGCTGTCGATATGGTATTGTCCGTTATCTTTGTTCCACTAAGATCGTTGACCTTATCGCTGGTGATATAATTGTCGGCCATCTTGGCCCGTCCGGTCGTGTCTGCGCTGAGAGCACCGTCCTGCAAAGAAGCCGTTTTCACCTTTCCAGACGGTACGCGGTCATTGCCGAAGTCATAAATCTCGAGCCAGGCGTTGTTGGCCGCGTTGCGGAGCTTCAGCAGGTTGTTCGTCGTGTCGTACCAGAGCATCCCCGCGACGGGGTTCGACGGGGCGGAGGTCCCGCTGAAGCTGCTCTTCAGGCAGGCGAAATTGTTCTCGATGTTGCCGAGATCCGTCTGCCCGACATGGCTGGCGTCAAAGCAATCGTCCGTGAAGTTCTGCGCCATCTCATCCTCCCGTCTCGGCCCTGATCTGGGCGATAACCGCCTCGATCTCGCCGCGGGCCGCGTCTTTCTCCTCGATCCGGGCCTTGACCGCTTCGGCCTTCGCCTTCAGGGCGGCCGCAAAGCCGCCTTTCTTGTCCGGGTCATAGGTGCAGCTGAAGGTCTCCAGGATCTTTCCCGACTTGGAGTCGACCAGCTGCACATAGGCGGTGTAGACCTTGCCGGTTTTGGTTACCGTGTCCAGCCTGATATCCATGGCCATTGATCACCTCACTGCCAGTAGGCCGCCTTCATGTTCAGTTTGTACAGATACAGGACGGAATCCAGCGTGGGGTCCGTCAGCGTGATCTCGACCTGTACGTAGCGGCCTGTGATCTCGGGCGCGAGCAGCTCGAAGAAGGACGCCTCGTTCGTGAGCGATCCGGACGAATCCCCCCATTTGAGCTTCGCCCGGAGCTGCCCGGCGATGGTGGCGGCGAAGATCTCGTACCACCGCTTGGTCGAGATCCCGATGTCCGCCCAGGTCGTGCCGCCGGGCAGGATCCCGCCCCACGTCTGGTTCGATGCGACGAAGGCCGTCAGAAAGTCCCCCCAGACACGAACCGTCTTGATCGAGCCCATGTCGTATTCCGGGGACGTCCACGTCCCCGTGAGAACCCCGCCTGTGTGGGAGCATCGCAGCGCATCCTGGCTGTTGTACGTCGCATGCTCGGTGTTGGAGTGCGTCCCCGTCGTGAAGTCCCAGGACCAGGTGTTCTTGTCCTCGTAGCCCGCCGGGTAGCGCACGGTGCACTGGGCCGAGCGCTTCGTGTTCGCGTACTGCCCCCGGTTGTCTATGGGCGCGAGCCACCAGGTGAAGGTGCCCGGCCGCACGCCGGAGAACCGGATCATGGGGGCCTTGTAGAACCCCATGAGCAGGGCGCCCTGCCAGCCGTCGCCTATCCGCAGCTCGTAGCCCTCGATGTCCGGCTCGGAGAGGGCCTCGCCCAGGATCGACACCGTGTCGGCGGAGGCGACGGCCGTGATGGGTGTCATGTCCGAGGGCAGGGACGTTTTGCCCTGGATCATGCGGGACACGGTATAGCTGCCCTCGAGGGGCTCCTTCGTCTCGAAGATGCTCACCGAGCGCATCCGGCAATAGTAGGTCTGCCCCTCCTCGACGGGGTCCAGCTGGAAATCCGTGGTGGCCACGGTCATGAATTTCCAGTCGCCCGTCTCGCCGATCCGGAGCCAGATCTCCGCGTGCTTCCAGAACGGGTAGGCCTGGGGATCGGGCGGGTCGAAATCGATCTTCCAGCGTGTCCAGGACCGGCCGCGGTAATTGTAGACCTCCTCGGCATCCGAGACGTTCCGCACAGACGGCACGTCCGACAGGGGCGAGGGCAGGGTCGTGTCGCGCCAGGAGTGGGCCGAGAGGTTGTAGACGTCGTCGTAGAGGCTCGAGTACTCCTCCTGCAGCGACAGGGCGCAGGAGCCGTCCATGGCCACGCGGACGTTCATCACGCGGAAGTACTTGTTCGTCCAGCCCGGCTTGCGGTGCGAAAACAGGACGACGTCGCACGGCTCGAGCGCGGCGCACCGGGACCGGGCCTGGAACGTCGCCTCCTTGCCGAGCCGGCGGCGCTCCAGCAGGTAGTTCGCCATCTTCACCACGTTCGCGTAGCCGCCCACGGCGGTCATGTCCACCCCGTCCTCCCGGTAGCCCTCCGAGGCCACCGCCTCCGTGTCGGGAAGGACGTGGTCGTCCATCTGGTACATCTTGTCCGGGTTCAGGAACTTGCAGCGCAGGGCCGTGGGCGTGTCGAACACGTCGGCCTCGGTGATCTGCAGGGTCGTGCGGCCGGTGGGGGCGATCACGTCGTCATCGGTCAATGTCATCACCGGGGACTCGTATCCCAGGTCGCGGTAGCGCAGCTTGAACAGGTTCTCCGAGTAGATCAGCTCGCCCCGGAAGGCCGTGAGCAGCAGGGCGATATTGTCCGTCACGGCCTGGTTGTGGTTGATGCAGGCCGCCCCCTTCCAGCCTTTCGTCTCGCAGTAGGTGGCGGCACCGCCGAAGGATGCATCGTCGAGGCGCGACGGGTCGATGCCCATGCCGCCCCGCTGGGCGCTGCGGACGACCATGTCGCGCACGTGCAGGGCCGGGTTGTCGGACCAGGCCGTGGAGTCAGTGCGCGGGTCGTAGACCTCGAGCCCCCGGACCTCCACGGTGATCTCGCCCGGCGGCCCCTGGAACTTGTCCTGGTTGTACTTCAGGCGCATGTAGAGATACGCCGTGTTGCGCAGCGGGTTGACCCAGTTGACGTCGGCGTTGTGCAGGGTGGAGCAGACGCCCTGGGAGGCGGACCCGTCGAAGAACTCATAGTGGACGTTATCGGCTCCGTACTCGGTCCAGAGCTTGCCGTCGATCCAGATCTGGTCGACCCCGCCGACCTGGACGATGCCGTCGATGGGCCCCTCGCCGATTATGCCGACGATGTGCAGGTAATCGTTCCGGTCCCCCGTGGTGCCCACGTAGCAATGGTTGAGCCCGACGCGCACCTGTCCGTAAATGAGAGGGATCTCCGCCTGGGTCGACTTCGCGTTGATCAGGTGCCCCCGCGAGCGCTCCTCCATGGCCCGGCGCGCCTGCTCGGCGCGGCTCTTCGCCTGCTGGGCCTGGGCAATGCCCGAAATCACGCTCGAGACCGTGGCAAAGAGAGAGACCAGGATGAACCCTTCAACGCCCATGGAACCTCCGCGCCGCGACGATGCGCATCTTTCGCGACAGGTTGAACGCCCGAACGCCTGTTTTCGGTGTCGAGGTCACGGCGACGCCGTTTCCGCAGTAGACGGCCAGCGTCTCGCCCATCCCCGCAAAATCGACCAGCAGCAGATCCCCCGGCAGCTCGTACAGGGGCGCGACGGGATCGCCCACGTTTTCCATCATCTCCCGCACCAGGGCGTCGGCCGCGGCCCGGTCCGCAGCCGCCCACTCCGCGTAATCCCCGCGCTCCACGCTCCATCCGGCGTATTCGGCCGGCACGTCACGGCCCAAGGCCCGCAGGACCGCCCAGCAGAGGCCGATGCAGTCGTAGCCGTCGGGCCCCGTCCCGCCCGGGCGGAACGGCTTGCCGATGAAACCGGCCATGACATCGGCGAACTTCACTTCGGGATCCTCCCCCACCACACCTGCCGCTCCATGATGGAGGGCAGGAACTCGAACCCGCCGAACCTGTCCGCGTTGCCCAGGGCCGTGCAGCGCTCGTAGCTCTGGTCGCACCAGGAGGCGGACCCGCCATAGCCGCACTCCGCTCCCCGGAAGATCCAGGGACAGGTGGACTGCGCGATCCGCAGCGTCTTCTGGTTCCACAGGACCATCTCGTTGACGATCCGGATCTCCATGTCGGGCTCGACGGCGTTCCAGCCGCCGATGAAGCCCCGGAAGACCTCCTCGGCCAAGATCGTGCAGTCCGTCTTGATGACGCCGTAATACAGGATGGCCGTCTTCTTCCGGACGTTCTCGCCCAGGAAGAGGGCCGTGATCACCGAGTCGGCGTCGTCGATCGTGACCGTGAGCCGCTCGACGGACATGGAGATGGCCGAGGCGATGTCGGCGCTCTTGAAGGCGCGGGGCTGGAATGTCTTGCCGTCGTGGCGGATGGCGCGGTCCCGGTCCGTGTAGTACACGGGCGTCGAGAGCTGCAGCTCCAGCAGCCAGAAGGGGCTGAGCGTCTCGGCGGCGAGGGCCGCGGCCATGTCGGCGTCGAAATTCTTCATCAGTTCCCCTTGAGCCCCTTGAGCTCGAGGCCCGTGCGGTAGAGCCCGTTGGCCATGTATTCCTTCGTCATGGCGTCCTCCCTGAACCGGCAGCGGATGCGCATGAGACCCGTGAAGTCGCAGGAGATGATCATCCCGTCCGCCGGCGCGGAGGCGAACTGCACCCG